CTGCGCTTCAAGATGCTCGCGCGCTTTGTCCGGGTCGGTGAATAAAGGATTTGTAAGTTCCATAGCGGTCTCCGTTGGCCTAGAGAATGGGCCAACAGGGCTGCTTTGTCAAGTATATAATTGGCGTTGAGTGCATCGCGGGGCAATCCCACAAAATTGATTTCAACGACACGGACCCTAAGCGGGGCACTGTTCTGGCAAGATGTCCTCCTGAACAGCAAACTGAACCGTGTCGTCATTTTACAAAACTCGGAGAAACGAGATGAGTGATTCACTAAGCGAGCTTAGCGGAAGATACGAGCTCATGCGCGCCAAAATTGACGAGCTTGAGACCCGGCTCGAAAACCTGCCAGAAATGAAGCGCCGCCTGAGCGAGCTTGCGGAGCTTATCAAACAGGCGGTCTCTGAACAGCCCACGCCCCAATCCCCCTCCACCGAACAGGAGAGCGGGGAAACGGTCGATCAGCATCACAGGGCTGCGGCAGAGGGCATGGATCAGGCGCGAGACATCGGGAATATGACCTTCGCGGAGATCAACAAGGACGTGGATCTAACGGGGTTCTCCGGCTCGCCCAACGGCTCCACTGAACAGCCCGCCCCAGAAACGGACTAACCAACTTACCGACAAGGCAAGCCCACCCCACCGGACCGGGCACGCCTCCTTGCTTGCCCAGCCTTGTCGGTATCCCCAATTCCAGCGGCGCTCCCTACCGTTTGTTGACGGAACCCATGAAGTGAAGCGCATGAGTTTCGCCGCTGGAAACCCTTTTCGTAAAGGAGGACTGATCATGTCCGTACCATCCCTCGCTGATAAGTTCGTAAATGGCGTTGCCAAGACTACGGGCTTTACTCGCGATTTCACGGGCGACTTGATGGGCGCAGCCGGTGCCGGAGCAGGCACGTTTGCAGCTCTTGCATGGATGACGGGTAACACCGCCCTGTTGCTAAATCCGTTTGTCTGGATTTGCGCGGCCGGCGGAGCAATCGTCACAGCCATGACGTGGAAGCGGTTTCGTCGGAATAATCCCTGATGAGCAACACACGCGGTCGCCAAGCTAACCTGGACGACACCCGCCAATTCCGACGAGACTTGATGTGGTTCAAGTTCAAGGGCCGAGAGTACCAATACACTCCTGCCTTGCACTTGATGGCTCTCAGCAACTACACGCAAGCCACGGTGCAGAACGCAGATCAGGTCATCGTCCTCGTTGATACCGTCCGAGACGAAAACAAGATCATCCAGCACACCCGTAAGCGCAAACTCACATTGAACAGCCTTGAGCTTCAAACACTGCTCGACAAGTGTGATCGCACTTTACGCAAAATGGAAATCGCCCGCACCAAGGTTGATGAGGTGACAGCGTAATGCCAGATCACAAATATGTAGAATCCCGCGCTCAGGGTCGCACCTGGATCAAGCTGATCGACAACGGCGACGGCACACACTCGGTTGCAATGAATGACATAGCCAGCGAGTCAAAGCTTCAGGACATCGAATCCAAGCTGAACGACATCAACACCAAGCTTGCCGCGATTCAGGTTATTCTGAGCGGCACATTGACAGTCACTATAGGTTAGGAGGCAGCATGACAGATTTCAAAGCCATTCGAACAGAACTAGGCTTCACCCAGAAAGAGCTTGGCGAACTGCTCGGCATAGACCCAACCCAGATCAGCAAGGCAGAGAACGGACACGATGTCCCTGCTATGTATGAGTATGCGTTGAAGGGTCTGCAGGCGGAACTAGACGGTCGCACGGCGACTTCGGGCGAAGACACGGAGCCGCTCAAGGCCCGCATTGCTGAGCTTGAGGCGCAGCTTGTCGAGACGAATGCAAAGCTGATCGATGCGAACAACCAAATCATTGGCCTGAATGAGCAAGCGCTCACAGCCGCCAAGCGGGCGACAACCACTGAGCAGCCCAAACGCCGTGGCCTTGGACGCCCTAAAGGCGCTCAAGTGCATGGGATGGAGTAAATAGCTGTGACGCCTTGCTCAACGCCGCACTGTGTCGGCAAGAGCAAAAATGATTATCGCTGGTGGTTCTGTTCTCGCTGTTGGAAACACGTCAGCAAGACGCAGAAACGAAAACTGAAAGCGGCCACAAACTTAGCTGTGAAACGTGGCCACCCCTATTGCTGGACAGACCGAGAGCACAAAGAGCACGCCATATGTGTTGCTGACGCCAGTCTTGGCCGCTGTTTTGATTGAGAGGTGATTTATGCCCGCAGGTCGGCCAACCAAGTTTGATAAGCTGGACTTGGATCAGGTAAAGAGCCTCGCAACTCGTGGCTGGACTGATCAGGAAATGGCTGATCATTTTAAGGTTGCTCGCTCAACATGGTCTAAGTGGAAAATAGAGCACCCTGAATTTTCGGACACCCTAAAGGACTGGAAGGACGAGGCTGATAAACGCGTTGAGCGGAGCTTGTATGAGCGAGCACTTGGGTACAATCACCCACAGGACAAGATTTTCAACGACAGCGGCAAGCCTTTAATTGTGCCGACCATCAAGCATTATCCGCCTGACACAACCGCCATGATATTTTGGCTTAAGAACAGACAGCCCGAAGATTGGCGCGATAAAGTGGAAACTGAGCACTCTGGCAAAATTGGGTTTGAAGGCATTGAGCGTGTCATCATCGATCCTGAAGCTGCCGACAGCTAGGGTCTTCGTTCCATTATGCCAGCCATCACGCTACAAGGGCGCGTGGGGAGGCCGAGGCTCCGGTAAGTCACATTTCTTTGCTGACTTGATGGTAGAGACGGCCCTACGCATCCCAGGCTTCCGTGGCGTGTGTGTTCGTGAGGTACAAAAGACGCTCGCTGAATCAGCAAAGAAGCTGATCGAAGACAAAATCATCGCGATGGACGCTGGCGGGTACTTCACGCCACAACAAGACAAAATCATAACACCGGGCGGCGGCTCAATCCTGTTTCAGGGTATGCAGGACCATAACGCTGAGTCGATCAAGTCACTTGAGGGGATGGATAGAGCTTGGATCGAGGAAGCCCAGACACTTAGCGATAGATCGCTGACACTGTTAAGGCCAACAATTCGTAAGGAAGGTTCAGAGATTTGGGCGAGCTGGAACCCGAGACGTAAGGCGGACGCGGTTGATAAATTCCTGCGTGGTGAGAACCCGCCAGAGGATGCAATCATTGTCCGCGCCAACTGGTCAGACAATCCTTGGTTTCCAACAGTGCTTGATGATGAGCGCTGTCATGACCTGGATCATTACCCGGATCGCTACCCGCATGTGTGGGAAGGCGAGTATGCCACGATTGTCGAGGGCGCTTACTACGCGAAGGACTTGGCGCTTGCGAGACAGCAGGGCCGCATAGGCCGGGTCACGAATGATCCGCTCCTGCCGATCCGTGTCTATCATGATCTCGCGTTTAGTAGTTCGGACCAGGCTGATGCTTACACGATGTGGGTGGTTCAGTTTGTAGACCGCGAAATCCGGGTGCTGGCTTACTACGAAACGCAAGGCCAAAGCCTGCAACATCATGTACGCTGGATACAGAACTGGATGCGCACAAATGATGTGAGCCATGTCATTCACCGCTTGCCGCATGACGGCACGAGACCGGACGGCTTGGGCAAACGCTTTGAGGATCACTGGAGAAGCGCCAGCACAGACGAATATGGCTGGACGGTGGGTGTTATCCCAAATCAGGGCAAAGGCGCGGCCATGCAGCGAGTAGAGGCAGCGCGGCGGCATTTTAACAAGGTCTGGTTCAACGAGAAAGAAACAGAGGCCGGACGTGAGGCATTGGCGTTCTATCACGAGCGCATTGATGAGAAGCGCCAGATCGGCCTTGGGCCAGAACATGATTGGTCATCACATGGCGCTGATGCGTTCGGATTGATGGCAAGTGACTATGTGGAGCGCCACGGCGAGCGCCCAAAGAAACGGGATTACAGCTTTGACAAACAAGACAACAGCTCAGCGTGGTCGTGGTGACTGACGAAGAAACCGAAGTGCTCAGCGAGCATGACGAAATCCTGGCTAAGCTTGATGGCTGGTCTCGTGACATAGATCGCCACTGGTCAGAATGGCATGAAGAGGCGCAAGAGTGCCTGCGCTACACTGCGGGCCATCAGTACAGCCAGAAAGAGCTGTCAGACATCAAGGGCTCACGCAAAATCCCGGTCACGTTCAATCGGATCGGGCCTGTGATTGACGCGGTTGTCGGGTCAGAGATTCAGGGACGCCAGCAGACACAGTATCAGCCTCGTGAGCTTGGAGATGCCAAGGTCAATGAGATGCTGACAGAAGGTGCTGACTGGCTTCGTGATCAGTCTGATGCTGACGGTGAGGAATCGGATGCTAAGCGAGACGCTTTTATCTGTGGTCTGGGCGCTGTTTCGACAGAAATGGAGTATGAGGAAGACCCGCAAGGCAAGGTGATCTATCGCCGTCTTGAGCCGGGGTCTGTTTTCCCTGATCCGAGAGCGCGCCAGTCCAATGCCTATGACGCCCGGTTTATCCGCCATCGTGACAAGCTGAGCCGCGACGAGTTCAAAGAGCTTTATGGCGATGTGAACGGCGTGTTCGATGATGATGGGTTGATTGCGACGAATGACGCTGACCCGCGCAACAGTTACAAGGGTGATGACGATACCAATGAAGAGGATCTGGTAACGGTAGACCTCTGGCAGTGGTACGAGGTGGATACGGTTATTCTGACGCCAAGCCAGGACGGTCTGAGCGTGAAGGAATACACCCGCGAGCAGTTTGAGGCGCTTGAACAGGCGGCAACTGAGCAGGGTTACAAGCTGGAGAGCGTCACCCGGCGTCGTCGGCGCTATATGACGGCCCTGCTGAGCGGTAAGACGTTTCTTGAGGAGCCGCGGCCGCTGGAGTTCAACAAGTTTACGATCCAGTTCATCACTGGCAAGCGCGATCAGGGTAAAGGCGTCTGGTACGGGCTTGTTCGGCCTATGATTGACCCGCAGAAGTGGGCAAACACGTTCTTCAGCATGTTGCTGCATATGATGCGCACGAATGCCAAGGGCGGCGTTATGGCTGAAGAGGGCGCGATTGGTGACAAGACCAAGTTTGAGCAGTCTCTGGCCAGCTCTGACGAGGTAACGATTGTTGCTGATGGCGCGATCAGCCAGAAAAAGGTCATACCGAAGCCGCAGCCTAACTACCCGGCAGGGATTGACCGGCTGATGCAAGAGGCGGTTGGGGCAATTCGTGATGTCACGGGTGTTCCGAGCGAAATGCTGGGGCTCACTGATCGTGATCAGCCTGGGGTTCTGGAAGCGCAGCGCAAACAGGCCGCTTATGGGCTTCTGGCGACGTTTTTCGAGAGCTTCCGGCGTTATCGCAAGCTGAATGGCGAGCTGTTGCTTGAGTTCATGAAAATGCTTGGCCCTGAGACGCTTGTGCGGGTCACTGGCGAGGATGGTATCCAACAAGCCTATGTGCAGCTTCAAGCGCTTCTGGGCGGTCCTGACGCAAAATATGACGTGATTGTCGATGAGATGCCTGCTGGTCCGAACCAGAAAGAGCGCACATGGGCAATGATTACGCAAATCGTGCCTGCGGTGCGTGATCAGATGACGCCGGAGATGTGGGCCGAGTTTATCAAATACAGCCCATTCCCTGACAGCCTGTCGATCAAGCTGCGCGAAATCATCATGAACGCTGAGCAGAGCCAGCAGGAGCAGATTATTCAAGCGCTGATGCAGCGAGTGCAGGGTATTGAAGGCCAGATGCAACAGGCTGGCTTCCAGATGGATATGCAGGACAAGGCTGCTGACATTCGGGCCAAGGACGCGAAGACTGAGCAGACACAGGTTGAGACGCTTGCAACGATCATGCGCCCAGACCCTGATCCGCAAGTCGTAATGTAATCGCCTTCCGCTGAGGCGTTATTCAGCGAGACACTAGACCAGACCGGAGTGAACATATGTCTGAGACACAGGTTGTAGAACCCGTGAATGAAGAGGTTGTGCTTGATGACAACGCAGCCGCAATTGCTGAACAGCAAGCCGAGCTTGATGAGATCAATAATCCTGATCAACCAGCAGAACCGGAGCCGGAACCGGAACAAAACGCCGAGCCGCAGGCCCAGCCTGACGATAAAGCCGCTAATCTGCAAAAGGCCCTCTCTGAGAGCCGGTATGCACAGCGGCAAACTCAACGCGAGTTGAGGCAATTGCGTGAACTGATTGCGAATGCAAGCCCGCAACAGAACGCGCCACAGGAGCAGCAGGTAGAGCTTGACCCGGACGGTGACCCTATGGGCACGCTGCGCTATGTCACGGCTCGCCTGCGCGCTTATGAGCACCAGGAACAGCAACGTCAGAAGCAGGCGGAGCAGGAGCAAGCTCAACAGCAATTTGAGGCAGAGATTCAGAATACATGGCGTGAAGGTGCTGAAGTGTTCCGCGCCGAGCAGCCTGATTATGACAAAGCCGCTGAATACCTGATTGAATCACGGATCAGCGAGCTGAAATCGCTTGGCCACTATAGCCAGCAGGAACTGGCGCTACAGGGCTTTGCTCCGCAGCAAATCGATAATCCGAACCATCCGAACCCGGTCTGGTCTATCGAGGCGCATGTGAAAAACGAATATCAGGGCCTTGCCAGCACATCACGTCAGAACGGGCAGAACCCGGCTGCACTGGTCTATGGTCAAGCGGTTGCGCGCGGTTATGTGGCCTCGCAAGATCCACCTGCGGATGATCCAAACCCGCAACCTGCGCCCGCACCTGAAAACGCCCCGGCTCAGCAGCAGCTTGAGGCGATCAAGAAAGGCCAGCAGGCTCCGAAAACGACACGGGGCAGCGGCGGCGCGACAGCATCGGGAACTGTTACCGAGGAAATGCTGAACAACGCCAAGACAGACAAAGAGTTTAACGAGCTTTGGTCGCGGTACGAGAAACAATACGCGTCATAGTTTGTTCATCGGGTGCCGACTGCCCGCAATAGTCGAGATTCGCTACGGCCTGCGTCAAAGCCGATTCCGCCCGCTCACGGCGTCAAGTGAAGCGCTTTCCCTAGAAATTTAATCAAAGAGAAGCATCATGGCTGAAACCGTTTTTGGCGTTAATTCGCCGGAGACGAATAAGGTCTGGTCACGCAAACTCTCGATTGAAGCGCTGAAGAAAACTTACGTCGGCAAATTCATCGGGACGGGTGCCAGCTCCCTTATTCAAGAAAAGAAAGACCTCAAGAAGACTGCGGGTGACCGCATTCGCTGCACTCTGCGCACTTTGCTTAACGGCGAAGGTGTTCAGGGCGACGCCATTCTTGAAGGTTCAGAAGAATCCCTCACGACCTACACTGATGACTTGCTCATCGATCAGGTCCGCCACGCGGCGGATGCTGGCGGGCGCATGTCACAGCAGCGTGTTCTGATGAACATGCGTACCGAGTGTCGTGATGCGCTGTCGGACTGGGCTGCTGCCCGGATGGACCGCTGGTTCTTTACGCAGATTTGCGGGTATACCGGCGGATCTGTCACCGAGCATGGCGAAACCTATGATGGCACAAGTTCCATCTATACGGGTAACAATGCCACGCTCGCACCATCGACCAATCGTCACTTTTTCTCTGAAACCGGCGCGACCGCTGACGAGGATCTGGACAGCACGGGCGATGACATGGCTCTGAGCCTTCTGGATGATCTGAAAGTCGAGGCTGAACTGGCCTCACCGATGATCAAGCCGGTCATGTATCAGGGCGAGAAACTGTATGTGGTGTTCATCCACCCACGCCAGGAGCGTCAGCTCCGCGCCGAAGTCGGCACGGCGGGTTGGTATGACATTCAGCGTGCATTGCTTGAAGGTGGAACTGGCAAGAGCCAGAACCCGATCTTCAAGGGCGGCGCTGGCATGTACAACAACATGATCATTCACACCTCTTCGCGGGTCACTCAGGGCGTTAACTCGTCCACGGGTGCGGCAATCAGCACTGTGCGTCGTGCGGTTCTGTGCGGTGCTCAATCAGCAGTGATCGGCTTTGGTCAGGGTGACAGCTTCGGAAGCTGGAACTGGGCTGAGGAAGAGAAAGATTATGCAAACAAGCTTGGCGTTGCGGCTGGGTGGATCGGTGGCCTGAAGAAAGCTCGCTATAACAGCGAAGACTTCGGCACGATGGTTCTCTCAACTTATGCGCCAGCAGGATAAGGAGGGCTTGATATGGCTGTAGGAACCACTGGTCTTCAGTATCAGACCAAGCAAACGCACTTCCTGCGCAAGGATGTCAGCTACACGGATGACGGCACGACCGTTACTGTGGGCAAGCTGCCTCCCGGCGCGATTGTAGTTGGTGCAGGCGTGGTTGTGTCCACGGCGTTCAATGCGGGTACGTCCAACGTGCTTGACATTGGTACGTCAGGTGACGGGGACGGTTTTGCGACCGATCTCGCGCTCGGCACAATCGGCAATATCGTCTGGGACGAACTGGCGACATCAAATGACCTGTATTCTACGGGCGAGGTTACTGTGACGGCGGCGGTTGCGTTGTCTGGCACAGCGGCCACGGCGGGAACGGGTCACGTGTATGTCGAGTTTATCCCGGCTGATCCGGCAGTTGCTGCTTCGTAAATGAGCACTTTTGCCACGCTCAAAGCTCGTGTTGCGGATGAGTTGAACCGGTCTGACCTAACAAGCCAGATCGCAACTGCCGTGACACGGGCGATTGAGTATTATGCGAGAGAGCGGTTCACGTTCAACGAGGGCCGCTCTACCGCTGCCACGGTTGCGGATAATCAGTATGTCACGTTTCCATCCGGCTTGCGGGTGGTTGATGGCGTATTGGCGACTATTGGCAGTAACACCTATCCGCTTGTGCGGATGGAGTTTGATGAAATGGAGGCTTGGCACGGCGCGACGAACACGACCGGCCAGCCAATAGATTTTTCAGTTCGTGATGGTCAGTTCCGGATCTATCCGACCCCGAACCAGGCTTACACGCTGACGGTTCTGGGTATCTATGACCAGTCTGCTCTGAGCGATGACACAGACACGAATGATTGGTGTACGGGACTTGCGCAGGATCTGATCGTCGCGCGGGCAAGATACACGATCAGCCGCGACATCCTGTTTGATCAGGAGGGCATGACCCATGCTCGATTGGCAGAGGTTGAAGCGCTGAAAGAGCTGCGCGGTGAGAGTGAGCAGCTGACCTCTGATGGCAAAGTGAGTGCAGGCTGGTGATCAAGATCAGCCCGCAAGCCCCGTTATGGGCTCGCCAGTTAGTGACAGACATTAACCGCGAATTGAACCGCTCTGGCCCTGTGAGGCTTCCAGAGTTTGCCGACAGCGCGGCTTTGCCCTCTGCCAGCGATTACCGCTCTCACGCGGTGTTCAAGAAAGACATAGACATGATTTGCGTTTCCGATGGCACGGATTGGCGAAGAGTTGATACCGGAGCGACTGTATAATGGCTTCTAGTCCTAGCGCCCTTTTGAATGTCGAATTGCAGGCATTAGGCGAAAACCTTAACACATGGGGCGATAACAAGCTGAACGATGCCCTCAGCCGTCTTGAAGAGGCGATTGCAGGGCATGTTTCGATTGCGGTTGAGGCCGATGTTACGCTGACCAGCACGGACTATGTGCAGAACCAACATCGTTATGCGATGCTGACTTTTACCGGGTCAGGCGGTTTCGACATTATCTGCCCGGCGACATCCAAGCTCTACCTTGTCAGAAACAATGCTTCAGCAGCGGTGACATTCACCCATAATGCGGGCGGGGACGAAATTGCGGTTGCAGCCGGTGCGATCAAATGGGTGGCCACTGACGGCACTGATTTCTTTACCGCAGAGGAAGAAGACTACCTGCTTTTGACAGGTGGGACGCTAACAGGCGCTCTAACGCTCTCAGGCGCTCCCACAAGCGATTTGCACGCCGCAACTAAGGCGTACGCTGATTTGATGATCCCGCTTGCTGGTGGCACGCCTACGGGCCTTGTCAATTATGCGTCGGATCTGTCTGGAAGCTTCGTTGATCGATCACTTGTCGATAAGGCTTACGTCGATGGCGTTGCGCTGGGATCGGTCAGCGTCTCGTTTGACTGGGATGATGTCACGAACAAGCCCACCACGATAAGCGGCTTTGGCATCACGGATGCTTACACGCAGACCTATATCGATGCGAATTTCCAGCCTCTCGATGCCACGCTGACAGCTCTTGCAGGCCTCACCACAGCAAACGGTAACATTATTTATGCCACGGGTGCGGATACGTTCTCACAGGTTACATCGACAGCCTATGGGCGAAACCTTCTGACGAGCGATATTGTTGAGATGAGCGGGGACGTGAACCCGGCTGTCAGCGGCAAGATCTATCAGCCAGACAGTACGACATCCGCCCGCACGATTACGCTCCCTGCAAGCCCGTCTGACGGTGACTGGATCATCGTCACGGACACCAAGGACGCGAACTGCGGAACCAATGCCTGCGCGATTGCCCGGAACGGGAAGACAATCAAGGGCGCAGCGAGCGACTTCAATGTGAATGTGAATAATGGCTGGGTTGAGCTGGTCTTTGACAGCGCCGCCGATGACTGGAAAGTGACGAGGTTCTACGCATGACCGATTTAAGCGCTCTTGGCTCAGGCGGGGGTGGGAACAAGCCATATCCGTCCGGTGTTCCATTGATCGGGCCTATACCAAATAACCTCGCAACGGGGCTTATTGCCGGTCATGACTACTTGTTGCCATTCGTTCCCCGCGCGGACGTAACGGTCGATAAGCTTTGGTGGTACCGCTACTCTGCCACAGCGGCCAGCATTTACATGGGCCTTGTGGATTCTAGCGGAAATCGGCTGGATGATTGCGCCGTCGATAGCGACACGACTGTCGGGATACACGAGGTTGACACAACCAACTTCGATCTGACGGCGGGTACCTGGTATGGGGTTATCATAAATCCGAGCGCGAGCAGTGTTGCGTCTGGCGACCAAATGGGATCGACGGATCAGGACCTGTCCGCTCAGATTGCGTACAATTACGCTCACCCTATGGATATTGGCCTGTTTGCAAGTGGCACATTCCCTTCAAGTGGTCGAACCCTGATGACTGCCCGCAAGTCGCGCACAGCTGCCGCTGTCGCTGATCCCACTACGATGACAGGATGGGCTGGCAACATCGGATTCATCCCCTTCATAGGAATCGTTCCAGCATGACCGTAACAGTTAGACCAAGCGCCCAAGCGCCAGAAACCGCCCGTTGGGTCTCACAATACCGCTTCCTTGCGGAGCTACACTCTGACCAGCAACAGGTCATGCTGAACGTGGTTCACAAGGAAGGGCTCAACCTTTCCTTTGCCGAAGAGACATCAACTGACCCGACACTGATGAGCACAAACGGCCTTCCAGTCGCAGCGCTCCGTCCGATTGTGATCGCCTATGAGCATATGAAAGCCCTGAATAAGCGAGTGGACCTGCTCAGCCCCGGCATGACGAATTTCTTCGCAGCTGCAAAAGCCTGCGGCGTGTATGGCCTCGACCCCGCAGCCGCAGATGCTGAAATCGCTCGGATAGTGGCGAATGAGACCCCCGCCTGATTCATACCTCGACGGGTGCACGTGCTTCTTTGATAGGTTCGGCAAAGTCAGCCACGTCGATGTTTGCAACGAGCATGACGGAGACTGGTGGTACAAGCGTACAGCTCTTGAGAAAATAGGCGCAGATTGGCGTTTCAGCGTCCGTCTGGCGCGTCGGCACCTCACTAACACCCCGTGGCAGCCTGTGGCGCTTCTGAGCGCTGTAGGGGCCTTAGCTTTATTCTGGAGTCCCTATGGTTGGTTCATCTGGTGGCGGAAGTCATGAGACCTAATCTGGTCGCGCTGGAAGTCGCTCCGGGCCTTATTCAAGACGATTCAGCTTTCAAGGTTCGCCAGGGCGGGTATTCGGACGTGAACAATGTCCGTCCGCACAGAGGTGACATGGAAGTGATCGGTGGCTGGGAGTTCCTGACCACTGAACAGCTGACAGGCAAGTGTCGCGGCATTCACAGCTGGCGAGACAATGCTGGGGAGATCAACTTTGCGTTCGGCACTCATTCCAAGCTCTACGTCTGGACGCGCGGCAAGCTCTACGACATCACTCCGAGTGATTTTACTGCTGGCAATGAAAACGGCTTTGGTGGTGGCGGTTATGGTGTCGGCACTTATGGCTCTGGCACTTATGGCGCTGCATCAGAGGGCATTTACTACCCGCTGACATGGACGCTCGACAATTACGGCGAATGGTTGATTGCGAATCCGCGCGGCGGTAAAATCTACGTCTGGAAGAATGACGTAACCGCCCTCGCGGTGGAGCTGGCTGGAAGGACTTCAATCTATGATGCAGATTTCACCAGTTATGCTGACCAAACTGCCTTTGACGTGGATTACACCAGAGGAACGGGCTGGACGTTTGACGCAGCTAATGATGAGGCGGATTGTGACGGCACACAGACTGCGGACTCTGACCTTGAATATACAGCAACAGGCCTCACAGTTGGGCAGCGATACCGGGTTACTGTCACCTTTGACAGCCGCACAGCGGGCGCGATTAGCGCGCTTGGTAACACGACCGAAGGCACGGAAAGTAGCGAAGAAAGCGGAACAGTTGCGGTTGTATTCATCGCCACGGCGACGAGCCACACGGTTGCGGCGCGTGCCGATGCTGACTGGATCGGCTCTGTAACCGATGTCACAGTCGAGCAGATGGGTGCGCCCGAGATTGTTGAGAGCATTCTCGTTACACCCTCACGGCAGATCTGCGCTTATGGCTGTGAAGAGGAGCTAGGGGTTACACAAAACCCCCGCGCGGTGCGCTGGTGCGATATTGAGGACACGTCCGACTGGACAACTTCGGCCACCAATAATGCGGGCGAGTTTATCCTCCGAAACGCGGGCCGATTGGTCAGAGCCAAGGAAGTGGGCCAGATCATCGGCGTGTGGACCGATGAAGGCATGTTCTGGCAGTCCTACCAAGGGCTTCCTGGTCAGACATGGGACTTCCAGCGTGCTGGCTCCAATTGCGGACTGGTTGGACCGAACGCGGTTGATGTGATCGGTAATCAGGCGTTTTGGTGCGGTCCTGATTTTGTGTTCTACGGCGTCGGGTTTGGTGGTGAGCCATTGGCCCTGCCGGCCCCGATTGATCAGACATTTAAAGATGCTCAGGTCCATGCGCAGCAGGAGAAGATTTACTGTTCGTCTCTCAGTCGGTTCAACGAAGTCTGGTGGTTTTACGCTGACCGGTCAGACGGCAATGAATGTAGTCGCTACTACGCGTTTTCACTGTCAGAAAACAAATGGTTCGCCGGAGTGATGGATCGAACATGTATGATCGACAGTGCACCCTACGACTATCCCGTGGCAGTAGATGCCTCTGGGCAGGTGTTCATCCACGAGAGAGGAAACACCGCTGCGGGCAATGCCATCAGCTGGCATGCCGAAACCGGTGATATTTATTTGAATGAGAGTTCTCAGGTTGTCCAGGTTCGTGGAATGCGCCCCGACATCTACAACCAACAGGGGGCGATCACTTTCACGCTGAAGACGAAGCAATACCCGCAGGGAGATGTGACCACCCACACCCCGCAAACCTTGGTTGCAGGGCAAGATAAAGCGGACTTCCGCGCCTCCGGTGCAATCGTTCAGCTTCGGTATTCGAGCGACTTGGTGGGCGCGACCTGTCGAATGGGCAGGCCGGTCTTTGACGTAACGCAACGAGGCAAACGTTAGATATGCCGAACAGAAAAAAAGAACCATCGCCCAGAGTGTTGCGGCGACTGATCGACTATTGCCCGAAGACTGGGCAGCTTACCTGGAAGGAACGCCCTGCGTGGCTGTTCAAAAAGGGCAAGGGCTCCCGCTCAGCGTATGCGAAGATGTGGAACACAAAATTCGCCGGGAAGCCCGCACTCACGTATGTGGACTCTGATGGCTATGCTTGCGGAAATCTCTTTTGCCGGAGAACCCCAGCCCACCGAGTGGCCTATGCCATCTTTCATGAAGAATGGCCGAAGCAGCAGATCGATCACATCAACGGCAATCGTTCTGACAACAGGATAGTAAACTTGCGTGCGGCCTCTCCATTGGAGAACATGATGAACCGCAAGATGCCTAAGCACAACAAAAGCGGTCATGTGGGGGTCTATCTGCGTCCAAACGGTCGATGGCGGGCGCAGGTGTTGCTCGCAAGAAAGGCTGTGTTTGACAAAGAATTTGACACGTTTGAGGAGGCCTGTGCAGCGCAAGAGGCTGCCGCCCTAAAGCACGGCTTCCATCCTAACCACGGTCGCGCAGCATGACTGGCGATCAAGTCAAAGAGCTGATTGCGGACGCTCTTGAGTACGACCCTTCGTACAGCGTCGAAGCGGTCCTGAACGAGGTCTCTGAACATCGAGCCGAGCTGTGGATTCGAGAGCGATCGATAGCGATCACGAACGTCATGGAGAAGCCGAATGTGCGCCAGTTCCACATTTGGATTGTGGCAGGCGATCTCGAAGAGCTGATGAACGAAATTTACCCGCATCTGGAGCACAGGGCGCGGGGACTTGGGTGCGGGATAATGACGGTTAGCGGTCGTCGCGGATGGATCAGAAAGTTGAAGCCGCACGGTTTTGAGGAAGTCGCCACAGTTGGGACGAAGGTATTATGAGCAAAGACAGTGCAAAGACTGAAACGCAGAGTTTGCAATTACCTAAAGCGCCGGGATATGTGACCCGGCCTTTAGAAGGCGTTCTTGGCGCGGCATACAATCTTGCGGGCACAGACCCCTACCAATATGTCCCGCAGCCGAATGCTAATGACATGGCTGCCGCTTCTGCGGGGGGATCAATTGCAAGCCGATACGGATGGAACAATCAGCAGCCGTCCCCGGTTGGTGTGTATAGCTCAGGATCAGGCGCAGGCGGTGGATCTGGTGGCGGATTGTTCGGGATGCTGGGCATATCTCCGCCTAATGCGCAAGTGTACGACTGGCAGGCTATCGCAGCGGATCGAGCCGCACGAGAACCAAGTTTTCAACAGGCATATGATGGGCTGAGTGACCAGCAGCGGACAGACTTGGCGAACGTCATGGGCAATGCCGACGGATCTCTTAGCATGGCCGACTTTGCCCGGTATCACGCTGAAAACGGTCCACCCCTCTCGCAGGATATGAAGGATCGGTTTGCGCAGCTGAGCGGCGGTGGAAATCAGAGCGAAGTCATGGGGCCATATGGCTCTAATGGGTTTGGTCAGCCGATGGCGACAGCCGGTAAAACTCAGAACCCTTGGGGTGGCTCACCTACGGCCCAAAGTTCGAACACATACAACCCGTTGAGCGCCTACGGGCAGTCCGCTGATCTTGCATGGGGTGCTGCAAACGCTGGCCCGCAGTACGGCGATTACGGCAGTGTGCTAGATCTTCTGAAGGGCAATGCCCCAAAGGCGTCAGCGGGCAATGCTCAGTCGCACAGCCTGCTCGACAACTGGGAATCGTACATGTCGCCCTACACTGACCGGGTGGTCGATACGACGCTGGCTAATGTTGACGAATACGATGCACGACAACTCGCCCAATCGCAGGCTGAAGCGGCAGGGAATGGTGCATTTGGTGGCTCTCGATATGGCGTGATGGATGCGATCTTACGAGGTGAGCAGGGGCGCAACCGAGCCGCCACCGAGGCGGGTTTGAGGGACACAGCATTCAATACTGGAATGGGCCTCTCTGCTGATGATGCAAACCGTAGACAGTCTGCAAGCAACTTGAATGCTCAGTTGGCGACACAAACCAGCATCGCGAATGCCAACAGTGACCTCAGCCGATTGCTCACGGGTGCGAACTTGATGCATCAGGGCATCGCCAACAATCAGCGGGCAGATGAGAGCGCACTTGATCGAGCATTCCAGGGCGCTGATAGCCTTCGTAACACCGCAACGACCTACCAGGGCAACGAGCGAGCTGATGCCGGCCTGTTAGCGCAACTGGGGGCGCAACAGCGCGAGATTGAACGTCAGCAACGCACAGCTCCGCTTTCGCTGCTTGAACTGATCACGAACCAGCTTGGCGCAATGGGCGTCAACACCAGCCAGGTAACGGGCATTTCGAACTCGAGCACGACGACGCAAAGAGATCGACCCGGACTACTCACATCATTGAATGGCGGCATCAGTCTTGGTCGCAACCTGGTCGGTCTCGGTCAGGACATCAAAGACCTCGGAAAGCCATAGGGGGACCATATGAAGGGACTTTTGAGCCTCCTAGCAGGGGCAGCCGACCAATTTGACTTCATTCCGGGTTTTGACCCTCGGAAAGACCAAAAGGGGCTGCTTTCAGCGCTCCTGACAGGCGGTCAGCAGCCGACCAATCCAAACGGCCTTCCCGGTCCGATGGGGCCGGGTGTCCAGCCACAGCCCAAGCGCAACATTGGTGACATCATGCAAATCATGTCCCAGCCCGCAGCGCCGGGTGGCGCTATGCCTCAGCAGCGCTTGCAGCCGCCTAATCCGGCTGATTACAAGACCTCGTATAACATTCTCGATGTGTTCAACCCGTTCAAGGATACGAACAAGATCGATGCTGATGATGCGTATCGGTACAATTCCGCGATGCAGGAATATACAGCAGCCGAAGCGCTGAAAGCCTCGCAAGCCGCTGATGCGAAGTTCATGCAGAATGCCCAAGCGGCAGGGTATGACGATCAGGCTATCGCTCGAATGAACATGGCCCGCAATGCCGGTGACACCCCATTCGGCAAGCAGTTCTCTGAAGGCTTTGGCTTCAACAAGGTTGGAGAGGGTGACCTGTATTCGAGTTTTGGCGGAGAATTGCAGAAGAACGCTCGCACGCACACTCCGACTGACCCGGCCAAGTTGAAGATTGACCAACAAGTAGCGGATGCACGCACATTAAGCGCAGAGGCAGCGATGCACTCAGCGAAGAATCCGCGAGGCCCACTGGTGACAATCGGCGCGGATGAAAAGCCGTCAGTATTCGAAGAGGCCGTAGATCGCGCAGCCGCCGAGTCCTACATTGAGTGGACGCAGGGCGGTGGCTCAGATGCGGTTAAACAGCTTAGCCAAGTTGGAGAGGTTCTTGATCGCTTGAAGGCGGGCGAAGATCTTACGGGCCCGCTTTTGGGGCTTGTGCCAACGGAAATGCGTGCTCTGTTCAATCAGGGTAGCGTGGACGCGCAGCAGCTCATCGAAGAGGTGGTTCAGCGCAACTTGAGGCTCATTCTGGGCGCTCAGTTTACCGAGAAAGAAGGCCTGATGCTGATCAGGCGCGCGTATAACCCGCAGCTAGATGAATCTGTGAACGCAAAGCGCCTCGCGCGCCTCTTCCGTCAGATGGAAACAGCAGCCCGTCAGAAGCAAGCCCAGATGGATTATCTGGAGCAAAATCGGACTTTACGCGGGTATCAGGGCGCAACGCCCGCGATGGCCGATTTCTTCAGCGCACTAGACGAAATGGACGCTGGTGCGAACTCGCCCGATTGGACCCCGGACAAAGAGCGCAGGCTGCAAGAACTGCGGGCAAAACAAGCGGCGGGAGCGCTTCAATAGATGGCTGGTGGATTGACTGAAGCCGAAGAGCTTGAGCTTCTGGAGCTTGAGAGAGAGCAATCCATGCTCTCAGCTCCTAACGTGCAGCCGCAGATGGAGCAGGCTCTCGGAGAGCGCGCGGAGCGCTTAAACCGTGGTCGAACATTTCCATCCTGGATGAAGGGTGCGCCTCAGCCACTTTCCCCAGAAAACGCAAAGAACCTTGCTGCGGAAGAGCTGGGTGTTCAGGACGCGCTGACGCTTCGTTTTGGTGACGAGATTCAAGGCCTGTACGATCCAGAAGGCGGCAAGCAGCGCAGTGACATGATCAACTATGCACAGGAAACTCGCCCTGAGCATTTCCAGCGCGGCGAGATTGCGGGCACCGTTGGCAACGTAGTCGCAACATCGCCGTTTGTTCTGCCTCGCGCCCTCAATGTTGCGAGCAAGCTGCCCATGGTTGGCCCCGTTGCAAAAACCGCAATCGGTGGCGCGCTAAGCGGGCTCACATGGGATACGCTTGATCAGATGGGCGCTGGCGAAGGCAATGCAGTCGAGCGCTTCAAGAACATCGATACTGACAGATCAAAGATTGCAGGCGGTGCGGGTGCGGTATTGGGCGGCACGCTTGGCGCGCTGTCGCGTCCGCTGAACAATAAGCAGCAGCAGGTCTCAACTGTCCTTGACGGGGTTCTTGACGAGGGAGCGGTTACCCCCGATGGGCTTCGCACGTTTGATCGTTTCCTCCGGGACAACGGACTCACCCTTAACGACATACCTCGGGACCGGATTAACGAGCTTATTGAGAGTGCTAATAACCTCGGCTCGGACGCGCTGTCTCTCCCTATCCGGCTCAAGGACGTACTTGTCGAAGAGTTTGAAGGGCTGCGTAATCCAATTCAGCGCCAGCTTCGCGGCACGAGCGGGAGCGGTGATCAGGGCGCGGATATAATTCATAAGGCGATTGATGAAGACCTCCCCGAAGCCCGTAACTACCTGAAAGGCAGCCTTGAAAACACGCTGGGCGATCAATCACGCCTTAGCGCTATGGATGACATTCAAGGAAGACTAACAGAAATCGGGCGAGAAGGCTATGAACCGCTTCTGAGAAGCAAGCTGACGCCCGAGGGCGAGGCTGCGCTCGCACAGGTTCTTGAAGGCCCAGGCATGAACAAGCTCTATGAGCCGCTGCGCACGGTCGCAGCCGGCGAGGGGCTTGATCTCGACCGAATGCTTCAGGATCGCCCGTTGGAGGCAGCTCACTGGATGCAGAGCAAGGCTCGCCAGCTTGCGGATCGCTCTAGCGATGCGGTTGTTTCCAATGCAATGGGAAGTCTACGCAACCGCCTATTGTCGGGCTTGAACGAGGCGACAGGCGGTCAATACGATGTGGTTCGCCGTCAGTATGGTGACGAGTTCGGAAATCTTCAGGCGCTTGAGTTTGGTGATCGCTTCCTGACGCGTGCCAACAAGGATCTGGATGTTGATTTGATGGCCCGTGAATATGCGGAGCTGTCCCCATCTCAGAAGGAAGCGGCACTGCTTTCTGTTCGTGACGCAATTCAATCGTCTACGGGTCGCGGAAGAGCAACGGCTGGTCCGCGTTTGACCAAAGTGCGCGAAGAGCAGGTTCTGACCGCCTTGCCGAAAGTGTTCGGTGAGGACGGCGACAAGATCACTGACCTGATCCAGCAGACAGACGATTTTGTATCGTCCCGCAGGGCTATTGATACTCGCTCAGGCTCGCAGACTGCGCCACTCGGTGAAGACATCGAGTTCGCTCAAAATACAGCTATTCGGCCACTCCGCCGCAAGGTCGGCAATTTAGTGCGGGATGCGGCTACAGACATTGGCGTATCCACGGCATTCGGAAATGCTGTGCCGTTCAGGCTTCTCCGTTCGGGTGGCAAGAGTTTGGGTGACTTCATTGGTGGAGACCCGAACCGCAAAATGAACGAGCTGGCGAAGCTGCTCGAAGCCCGAATTGACACCGCGAAGGCAGCACAAGCCGCATCAATGCCCCCTGGCAGCGCTGCGCCATCCTCGGGCAATGCAGCGGGCCTTCCGAATGACATCACCCCGGAAGTCACCCCCACAGCAGCCGTAGCAGCTTCACGGGGTGAGCGTGCAGGCGAACGCGGCATGATCAACATCGACGGCAAGCCTATGCGCCGCAAGGATGCACTAAAGCAGGTCTCTGGTGATCAGTTCCCACCCGCACCCGGATCAGCTGCCCCGCGTCCACGCGTCACGCCACAAGCCGCTGTAGAGGCTTCTGGATCGGGTATCATGGACAGTCCTTTGCCTTATATCGCAGCAGGTAGTGGCGCAGGTATCGCTGGCATGGTCGCCTATGACCAGATGAGCCAGCCTCCTGTCGCTGGTGGACCTGCTCCCGGTCCTAATCCATTCCTGTCGTCTGTGATGGGCGGAGCCGAAGCGGCTCAGCAGGCAGCGCAGCAGCGTCAGGCCGATGGCTTCCCACCTCCGCCGCGCCTGAAGCCTGATCTGGCCCCTGTTCAGAAGGCGGGTACTGAGAGCGCTAATCAGGACGCCAAGTCGGCTGAGAGTGCGCGTCGTCATGAGTACTATCGCCAGCTCAGCGGGCCTGAATCAGTTCTCTGGAACCAGATCCATCAACAGCGTGCGGGCGAGTTGAAAGTCACGCCAGAGGATCGTCAACGCGGTGTCTCTCGTAAGCGGCTTAGATACGGATACGAGATCCCCGTTGAGAGCCTGTCAGACGCACCAGTAGAAGAACTAATTGGCGGTAAGTGGGTATTAGCAGAAGCTGCCCCCGCAGGCGCGCGATAATCGACAGGATGATGAACGTCGGGACGTAACATATCGCCAGATACATCGCCCAGTCCTGTATGGCCCACCAAATCTCGGTCATCCGAGAATCTTAACACAATGAGGCTTCCCATGGAAGAACGACTAAACGACATAAGAGTTCGCTGTCGATTAAATATCCTGCGCCTTTATCCCTCACACAGGCAGGCGCAGTTGAACCATCGCGAAGACTTCAACGCATGGAAGACAGCTAACGTCGAGCACAAGGCTTTCCTTGAACAGCATCCAGACGAAGACATCGATGAAGGCTGGCCCTGCCCACACGCATGGAAAGCCCGAACAGACAAGGTAGAGGCGGTCATTGACGAGCTGGAAGAGGTGAAGGCCAAGATCGATGACACCAAGCCTCCAGAAGAGCTAGCAGGCTTCTTTGACGGCAAGCCACACGGCATTGCAGCGGCTGACATGCTCAGAGAGCTAAACGACCTGACCAATCTCGTGCAGATGAAGCTTGCCACGGACGAGCAGCGCGAAAAGCAGAGAATCCTATCCCGTCACGCGCCTTACCTGCGCTCTAAGGCGGTGGATCTGGTCTGATGCCGGATACGGGGGATTTGAGCGGTCTGCGGGACCGTCTGACCAAGCTCGAATTTGAGTCATCCCAGCGTCCTACCAAAGAGTTCGTTCAGAACGCTGCGGACAAGATGCTGGAGCGGGCTGCTGCCAATGACAAAGAGCGAAACGATAACCTCCTGAAGCTCATTGACGAGCGCTTGGGGTCTAACCGCTCTGCCATCCTGACAGACCTTGCAAAGGACCATCAGGAGTTTCGAGAAGAGGTGCGCCAAATGCTCAAGGACGTTGTGAAGGAAGAGGTGCCAGATGCCGTTCGTGCAGAGGTTCGCGCTATTAAGGCTGAGGAAGAGCTTGCGAGACAAAAAGCGCAAGCAGCTGAAGAGGCAGCAGCAGCAGAGCGCGAAAAGAAATGGCTCAAAATCAAGCTCAGGCTCACCACGCTAGGTGCGGTGGTTATCCTGATCACGTCCATCGTAACGCTGTACTTCGCGTTCCAGGGCGAAACAGAGCCGAGAGAAGTTCACCAGCTGAATAAGGTAGGTGACGCAGTTTCAGGCCTATAGGGGGCTTCATGAATACCATTGCCACATTCGGTTGGCCGCATTGGCTTGCGGTCGCCCTTCTGACCATACCGATTTTTGTAGCCATTCGAACTGCAAAAGGCCTGCCTTTGCTGCCCGATAACGTGGATTGGAGTAAGGCATGGAACCACGGCGGCTCAATGTTTGCGACCTTCTGGATCGTAATCGCTTTGTATGCGCTCGGCGCTTATCTCGTCTGGGCATTCCTTCAACTTGACGCACAGTTCAGCCGGCCGCTCGCAGGTGGTGTTATCCCGGCAAATGTCACTCAGCAGATTGCGTGGGGCATTCGGGCATTCAGCGTCATTGCAGGGTCTCTTGCGATCTATTTTGCGGCTCACAAGATGCGGGGCTGGTCACGCTGGTTTAGCGGCCTGACCGTGTTTGCAGCCATTCTGCTGCTGGTCCATGCGTTCGGCGTATCCGCCAAGATTATGCAGAAGCAGTACACCGCTGTCAGCTCTATTTCTGAGGTGGCGTCTGTAGATGTAGGATCGATCGATGAGGAGCTTGCAGACCTCATTTCTGAACGTGATGCACTGCCAGCTCTGACACAGACCACGATAGACACCTATCAGCGCTCGATTGACAGCATCACCAATGACGGTCTCGATAATGATGATCAGGCTGTCTTGCTCGCTGAGAAGCAGGCACAGGCGGTTGTGGATCGCGATGCAAGGCTAGGTGAGATCCGCTCCCGTATGCAGGAGCTACGCTCAGAGAAGCGCGGTGTGCAGACGGCAGAGGTTCAGGAGAACGCAGTCAGCTCAAGCTTCAATGACCTGTTTATCTTTGGAGCTCGGTTCTCGACCAACACCTTGAACCCCGCAGAAGACCCGCCTGACACGCACAAATTCATTTGGGGCGTTGCGTTCTTCACCTTCTGGTTTGGCTTTGGCGAAATCCTGATGATGGCGAGCTTCACGGGCGGCTATGCTGTCTTGAAGCTGCGCAGTGTTCAGCAGATGGAAGAGGGCAAAGACCCTGTCCGTGTCGAGGCTGGCAAGAAAGCAGCCAAAACCCGCAATCGGCGCAACCGTCAAACAAAGAAGATCACGCTGACCCACAAGTCTTACTTGTCAGCTGTTGAAGCCGCCAAAAAGAAGATGATCAAGAACCCTCGCTATCTCCCGTCATCCATTGCCCGAGAGAACTTCAAGGTCAGTGAGGCGCGCATGGAAGAGATCCTGAAAACGATGGTGAAGCACGGCCTGATTCCGCAGGAAGATATGGACCTGCTGCTGCGCACGTTCCCGGTCGTGACGGAAGAGCAAGCGAACGAGATGCGCCGCAATTCAATCGACGTGATTGATCCAGACCCAACCGTGATGAACGGCTCAGCTCAAATCGATGGAGAGTCAGACGATGTTGACCACGACAGCGACCGCGCCGCTGCTGATTAAGGCGTTTGAGGGTTTCCGCTCTCAGACCTACTTTGACAGCGCAGGCGTGCCGACGATTGGATTCGGCGTCACTACCTACAGTAACGGTGATCCTGTCATGCCGGGTGATGAAATCACCGAAGACGAGGCAGAGGCGGAGCTGTTCCATCACATCCGTAACGAAGTAGAGCCGGTGATGAACCTGCACTTCGAGAACTTGCCACTCCAGCCGAACCAGCGGGATGCTCTTGCAAGCTTCCTCTACAATCTCGGCGGTGACTCAAATAAGTGGCCAAGCCTGAAAAAGGCCATCGAAAAGGGAAAATCAGACGCCAAAATCGCTGATCAGTGGATGCGATATACGAGGGCCGGCGGTAAGGTGGTTCTCGGCCTCCACAGACGCCGTTTGGCAGAAGTGTTAGTTTGGCTCGGAATCCCGTGGCAGCGCGCTGTAGACCTGTCCCAGGAGGCAGGTTTGGATGACGGCTGGCGAGATTTTGCACCAGAGCGGGTTTCTGAGCCGCAAATCGACTCTGAACTGTTCGAAGAGGGGCCAATCACAGACCCGACCCCCGATACGCCTCTTACCACAAAAGACCTTAACATCATGCAGGCTGAATCGCTCAAGACAGGCCGCAAGATGTCCTTTGAGCCGATCATGCCGGTTGGAACCAAACCGCTGTCCATCAATACGAAGATGGCTGCTGACGTGCCCTATGGCATCGATCCAGATGCTGGCCTTCAGCCCAAGGAGGAAGCTGAGCGAGTCAGGCGCTACACCAAAAAAATCCAAGGTGTTGAGATGAAGCAAGTGGGCCAAGGGCTCACAGTCACCACCGGCGTAATCGCGGGAGCGAACGAACTGGCTGGCGAAACCACAACTCTCTTCGACAAGCTCGGTGTGGTTGGTGTCACTCTGATGTCCCTCGCATTCGGTGTTGGCATCCTCTATTGGGTCGTCGGTTTCATCCGCGAGAAGTGGAACGCCCGCAAAGAGGTGGAAGCTGAAATCAACGCTACTCAGGGGATCTACTGATGCCCTTTGCAGGCTTCTTTTCAAACAACCCGCTGTTTGCGTGGGGGCTGCTCGTCCTGACAGTCCTAGGCGTCATCAAGGGCAAGGAAGAACTCGATAAGGCGCAAGGCCGTCGAGACGCAGAACGGCGCGCAGAGATCCGAGCCCGCAGAGTACAGACAGAGATCAGAAAGAGAAACGATGAGAGACTGGAAAAAGCTGAGCGTACCCGTGCTGATTTTCGCGCTGGTGCCGTTTCTGATTTTGGCGGGCTGTCAGACGACGCCATCCGCAGGCTCACCCGAGGTTCTGACGGAGATAGTGACGGAACAGGATGACGCTGCCTGCAAGCACTTCCAAACGCCCCTGTTCACGCTGGACGAGCTTCGAGCTTTGTCTACGGACGCGCAGCGCGTTCTGGGCGTGTGGGATCAGCTCTGGGTGGATTACGGGTGTGAATGATGCTGAATGAACAGCGCAAGGAAGCGCTCCTGGAAAACGCCGACAAGCTACACAGCGGCCAGTCCCTCAGCTCACCTCAACTCAAGCGCACCCGCTTAGGTGTCGTATGGCTTAACCTTGCCGTGCTAGGTGCTGTGGTATTGGTTTTCATAGGAGTGACTGGTGGGTAGATCGCACCGTATGGTCAACGGAACCTGGATCATCAACACGCTTACTACGATAGTCGTGCTGATCGGTGGCCCGTTCTTCTACAATCAGGTGAACACCTTCATCCTGAATCACGAGAACATCGAGCGGGGCAAGATCCTGTCAGCCATGTGCAAGGAACGCCCTTCGTATAGCTACTTTGCTCGCTGCAATGCCCTGCATGACGGCGCAGCCTGCACCCATGAAAGCCAGTCTGCTTTGCAGATATGGTATGATAATTTCGATCTCGAATGCTCAAAGGACGAACCCGCAAAAACCTTCCGGTTCCCGGTTTATGAGCCTGAGCCAGAAGAGCACGTTGTCGCCGCAATTCAGTAGTAAAAGAATACAGTCGAACGAGTCGCGTATTGCCCCCACACGGTAGTTCGGCTGGGAACCCCGCAGAAGGCCTATTTATGGGTCACGCTGCGGGGTTTTTTCTTGTCTCTACGGGGGATATGGGGTAGATTCTAGGGGCTGCGGCGGCGCTGAAAGTAGAAGCGCAGGTCACGGGGAACGGGCTGCTGAGTCTAGCATAGATGACCCCAGAATGCCCAAGGTGGTTCAACTCCACCCCTGCAAGACAGATTGCAAACTGAGCTTGTCGTCAGAGTAACGCCTGACCCGCAGCACTTCCCACCCGAACAGCCAAACCATCTCTACACCATCACAGGTTAGGGGTCATACTGCCGGAAATCGTCAAACAGGGCGCAGCTCTGCCAACCCATAGTGTCGCGTTCCTGCTTCAATGGAGCCTGCACAGCCGTACAAGTCCCATTGCTTGATGTGTTTCGAGCCTGACCGTCTCGCGGAATCCACCAGTAACACATCGCGCAGAGAGGCTTTTTCTTCTTTCTCATCTCTTCTCCTATCCTTGCTTGTGGGGTTAGCGATTCCACTCGGCTTGAATTTCCCGCCATTCGCTTTGACGCAAGAGCGGGCCACGCGTACACTCAGTTCCAGGTAACAGCGTCACCTTTTTAACTTCGCCGGTGTCTCTGTCGCGCCAAAGCTGCCGCACAACTCCGTCACGCTGAGCGTATCCATCAGCGACAGTGACGCCAGCTAAGGTACATTTGATCGAGTAGACCTGCACTGTCGGGTCCATGTTGCACCCCGCCAAGGTCATCACACTGAACAGCCAAATTATTCTCAT